CATCGACTGCATTTATACTTCCCACTACTGTATTTGAATAGTAAACGGCAAATATAGAGTCTGGTTGATTTACGGAAAAAGATGTAGAAATAAAATCGTTTGTATTATCTATTGTAACTCCATCTGCAGTCCAAGTTGGGCCGTTGGTAAGAGTGCCATTATAAGTTCCCAACCCACCCAGGCTATACGCAGTCGTGCCAGTTCCAGCGTTTTGAGCAGAACGAAGAGGCCAACAGACCATGCTGTTGTAAAGGCCAAGTCCTTTTATTCCTACGACAAAATCATTGATTTGTTTTTTAGCAGTTGCATCTGTAACACCTGCGGTTGTGAAATATGCAGAAGCATTTGCATCAAAGCCACCAAATGGAAGTTTTCTTCCATTGTTTAATCCAATATTAAGACTTAACGAAGGCATAAAATAACAATGCAATCACCCGCCAAGGGATAGAACCTTTGGCGATGTGATTACTTTAATCATTAACCAGCTATGTAGCCGATCACTCGGCCAGTTCCAGCCGTGTAGCTGTTGAACTCGCCGTAGATGATGTTGCCAGAGCCAATCGTAACGCCTGTCAGAGTACCATCGAATTTACCACTAATCGTGCTAAACGTGGTATCTGCAAGCATCTGGATCGCCCAGTAGCCAGCAGGAGCTGTTCCTTGTGTCCCTACGGAGAATCCGTATTGACCTTGGAATTTATCTAATGCGCGTGACATTAGGGTGATGTAAACAATGGAATCTTGTAGTTCGTGCCGTTAACAGTAATGGTCAAGCCATTTGCTGTTGAGGCAGCAGAACCAAAGGTTCCAGTTGTTGCTAGGGTTGTAATATCCCAAACCACGGATTGAGTTGAGGTATCAAGCCTTAAAGCTTTACCTTTTGCCTTCCGTGGGCTTCGTGCAAATTCATTTGCCATATTCTTAATCTCCTTTTCGACTCCAAGCACGTTTCACCTGATCCGCGCTGAACTCGCTTTTAAATCTACTCCCAAGCTTTTGTTCTTGTTTGTAGTACCCCTTCATAATATTTGTTTTATTTGTCCCAAGCGGGTTGTCGAGGGGTTCGCCAACACCAACAAGAGCCAAACGCTGTGGTACAGTAAACCGCTTGAGATACTTTGGGACTGAGTCCCTTTCAGCTACTGACTTTTCCAGTTCAACGACTGAACCATTTCTGGTATCGGTGTACTGGTAAATCGGCATTAGCTGTAGTTCTCCTCGTCGGCCTTCTGAGCCAAAGCGCGCATTTTGTCCTCTTCAGACATGTTGTCTTGCTGATTATTGTCGGATTCACCTTCCATCATAGCGTCATTAACTTTGATGTGAGCGACTCCATTCTTAACCATATGGACAACACCGCTGAGTTCAACGTGATCACCTTCAGAAGGAGGAACAGCATCTCCGCCATCATTAACTTCAAGCATCGATACAGGCAACATGACCATGCCTTGTGGCATTTTCATGTCACCGCTATTATTCATTCCTTCGTGCATTTGACCTCCGTTGGAAGAGGCTGGGGAGGTTTTATCCTCCCCAGCTTTCCGAGGACCCATAGCGATTACTAGGGTTCCCATTTAATTGTTTAGCTGTAGTTCGACTTCGCGAAGATCGCGCGGAAGAACGTAGTATCCAATTGTTTGGCAGCATAGAACGTCTTGAAGGACGCAACAACGCGCTGTCCATACGGATCGGATTTATCAGCAGCATCAAGAATGGTGACCTTCGGTGAGAAGGGCGATCCATTTGCAACGATTGAACTGAGGTTAGGAACGCCGAAAGCGTTTCCACCCAAGAGCAAGTTGCCATACACAGCCTGACCAGCAGTCGAGGCAGAAGCCACACCCGCAGTAGCGGTTGCGAACGTCTGGACGTTGGTGCTGCTTACAACCTTGCAACCAAAGAGAGAACCAATTTCTCCCTTAAAAATTGCATCAGGGTTGGAATAGCTCGAAACCTTCAACCAATCGTCATCCTGCTGGAGGTCACGAATGACCGCAGGGTGAGCGACAAGGACGTAAGAATCCTTGATCTTAGGAGCACGGTTGATGAACAATGCGGTCACACCATCGAGCAAGTCGGTGGAGGTGATTGCGCTGTTAGCAACAGAGCTGGTTGCGAAGGTAGTTCCGTTCGTGCTGTTCTGCGCGTAACGAGCATAGCTCTTCGTGGCTACGTTGGTTCCAGTCGAGGTGGAAGAGTCTTGGATCAGCGCGCGGTGACACAGAGTGTCGGCGTGCAGAGCAGCGTCTTCACCCAACTGCTTGGTGGCCTGGGCGAGGTGGTTAAACAATTCGGTGGCCAAGAGAACGTCCGTGAGAACGATCTGGCTGCCGTACTGCTGAAGAGTCGCGTCAACAGTGGACAGAGTCAGTTGACGCTGATCAGATCCATCGCTAACAGTGGTGCCTTCAGAAAGACCAACAATGCTGTTGATATTAGGATTATCAAATTTGAAGAATTTGATGGTTTTATTTCCGCCAGTTTTCGAAGGATACGCCACCTTCATTGCAAACTGCTCCATCTGGAGCAGGGGGAGCGCACGTTCCAAGAGCATCTTGGAGAAGTACGTCTGGAACTGTGAGGACACAGATCCGCCAGTAGTTACATAAGCCATTGTATTATTTTCCTTTTAAACAACTAGTCTGTTACGATCTATCCGCCTCTGCTGCCATCCGAAGCAGTTCACGTCCTTGCTCCTCCGAGGAGAGTTCGTGGAAAGCTTTGACGCGAGCAGGGCCAGAAGGTTGACCGCTTGCAGGTGTCGTTGCCTTTCTAAGTTGAGTCACTTCGGACTCATACTTTGCAATCTTCTTTTCCAAGTCAGAGGCAGCGTCCGCTTTGAGTTTAAGCTTTGCCAATCCTACCGCATCATTGATTCCGTTAGGATAGTTCCTAAGAATCGCGTGTTGCTGTAGTAGAGTTGAGACAGCTTTATAGAGATTTGTCGAAGAATCCTTTAATTCTGGATTCGCTTCGACTTCTCGCAAAAGGTTTTGATCCCAGGCATTTTTCCATTCTGCCTGAGCCTTATGTTCGTTCTCTTTCCTGCCAGCAGTCTCAATTTCTTCGGCTTTGCTTTCAGCGAGTTTTGCAAGATCATCACGGCCTTCGTCACGATAGCTTTTTGCTGCTTCGCGATAGTCATCCGCGCTAAACTTGCTAGAACTTGCCTTTGCTTCTGTTGGAGCAGCTTCTTGACTAGACCTTGCAGTCTTGGCTGCTTCAATAGATTCCCTTTCGGCTTGGAGTCTTGCACGTTCCGCTTTGACATCTTCCCACTCTTTTGCGAGTCGAGATTGTGCCTTTTGGTACTTGCTTTGCTTCTTTTCGGAAGCTGACTCTGACTTGGGTTCATCAGATTGCGTTGTTAAAGAGCTTGTTGATGTAGTTTCAGTCTTAGGGACTTCATCTACCACCCCATCGTTCGATGAGGATTTAGTTTCGGCATCTTCTGGAGTCGCAGGTGTCTCCGAGTTATCACTGCTTTCAACCTCCTGCTCAACCGCCTCAGTAGTTTCAGCATTATCTTCTGGTACTTCAGTTAACCCAGCGTCAAATGCTGCAGCCATCTTCAGCATGTCAAGTTCAGTCGGTTCTTTGGAATCAGCCATGTTGACCCTTTCTTACACCGCGCCACAGGGAGTCATTCTATGGCGTAGGTTAGTTGACAGCAGATTCATCGACCCCATCCCTGCTGTCGAGGATGGGCGAGTTTTGTTTGGGGCTGCATAACGACTCAATCGTCGATACACAACCACGGAAACCTTTAGCATATCCACAAGCCTCTGCAAGTGAGTTCGCATCTTTCTCTACAGCAGAGGCATTTTGGCGTAAAATAAGGTTAAGCAAAATAAGGCTGAGTTTCTTGCCAGCAAGCGTACTAAGGAATCCTGTTAATGCTCGCTCGTCCTCAGATTCCCACTTGGGTTCGTCTACCCACTCCTGGTGGCGGATAAAGGCAAGGATTGCACGTAGTTTTCTCATACTATGTACCCCCAGCTATCGCCTTGGAATAAGGCCAGGTAATCGCCTTTGAAAGTCTCTGAGAGTGCCTGTCTTACTGCTGAAAAGCTAAAGTCGTGACCTGTCATGCATCCACCCTTTCTTAGCTTGGGTAACCAGAAATCTATGTCAGCACGCACACCTTCGTACCTGTGGTCACCATCCACATAAACCATGTCAAGCGATCCATCGGAAATAAACTCAAGTGCATCTAGGCTTTTACCGCGAGAAAATGTTACGTTGCCTTTAGCCTTTGTTCTTTCTGTAAAAGCATTAAAAACATCTTCCATTGGGCATTGGTGGCTTGCCACATCATTTGGATCGTACCCATTCTCCCATGGATCTACTGCAAATACTTCTTTGAAGTGATCAGCCAGTACGACAGTACCCTCTCCGCTATAAGAACCAATTTCAACGCACTTTCCAACTGCACCATTCTGGTTTGCCCACTTACAAAGTTTGGCTAATCCTTCAGCCTGAAATGCATCGCGCATTACTGGGACTTCCATCCCATGAATACAAGCGACTATACCGACAAAGTCAAAGCTTAAATTAACTTCTGATTGCTAGGTGAAATTGAATTCGGACTAGGCTGCTTAGGCATTCGGTTCAGCTTTCCAATTCCGCCAGCTACCTGCGAAAAGCTTTTCTGTGGTCCACCCATGCCTGCAAAGTTTTGAACTGCTTGGTTGAAATCTTGATTCCGTTGCATGCCTTGCTGAAGCAAATTATTGAAATCTGCCATTTTGTTTTGTGGCATATTTGGAATTGGCATATTTCCAGGCTGTTGTGATCCGTATCCAACCATTGATGATGGGATTGCTCCACCCATGCCTCCCCCAACTTGTGGGCCTTGATTAACAGGTGCGTATCTTTGGCCTCCTTCAATATAATCAATTCCTAAATTGCGTGAAGGACCTGGATTTGCTGCTATATTAGCTCGAAGTTGGTCAAATTGTAATTGAAGATTCGCTGCATCTACTGGATTTAATACTCTGCCACCTTGGCCATCATCAATATATTTTTTGTCAATTTCACTTTGAGTTAGAGGCACACTACCGCGCTCCATTTCCATTCTTGCGCGTTGATCTGCAATAAAATTATCATAATTCTTTTGCGCCATAGCTGCATCAAAATTAGGATTGCGCACTGCATCAATCGGAGCCATATCAGGCTGTTTCAATTGTGGTTTGCTTAATTTAAGATTTTTCTTGGTTGCCATATTACATTACCTGTGGTTGGAGTTGTTGTTGTTGTGCTGCCATCTGTTCTTGCTGTTTAGCTTGCCCAGCAGCTGCATCACGAAGTTGTTTCTGAATAGCCCTAGAGGTATTCGGATCAGTTTGTTCTAGCGCAGCTAAATGCTGTTGCAAGTGGTCCATGAGAACCTGCACTGCACTCTGGTCTACTGGCTGCTGCCTAACTTGTGCAGCCTGATTAAACGCGAATAGAACCGATATGTGCGCTTTGTGGTCATCGCTAGGCTTAATCGCGACAGGGAATCCTGTGGCCAACATGGTCGCAATTTCTGTCGCCTGATCTTCAGCCTGATCGCCTGATCCAGCTTGCGGGTCTGTAAATAGCTTTCTGACCAGACTCGGATCGTCCTGTTCAAGCACTGACTTTACCAGCTCGCCTTGGTTGATGTAAGGATTATTTTGGAACATCTGCATCCGAGCCACAGATTTCTGCAATGCGAATTGACGATTTACAAAGTCCAATCCACCCTTCGGCTCAATCGAATACTGCTCATGGATTCCTTCAGGAACCATCTGGCCAGTATCGTCAGCATAGCGGAACATCAAATCTTCCTTCGCGTACTGGACGTATAATGCCCAGCACTGACGGAATAGATGAGCCAAACTCATTCGGAATATACGATTCCGTAAATCACCAGAAGCAGCAGCCTGACCCTGCATCGCTTGAATCTCGGCAGCTGTCTTCCTGTCTTGAGAATTAAACTGCGAGCCAGAACCAAAATCATTGCTTCCCATCCGATTGTCTGCCAGCTGACGCTCTTCGAGCATCAATCGCTGGAAGTCAAATGGAGGTTGGCTGAACTGAACAGGTTTCAATCCTTGCGGAAGAATCTGACCAGGTTGCATTTTCAGATTCGCTGTGTTGAGCGAGATCGGATTCTGCGCTTCGAAAACAGGGCGGTTGGCAAGCTCCACGTAGTCGCTTAGGGAATTTTTGAGCTTATTACAGAGGTTCTCGCTGGGGAGCAGGATCTCGGCCACGCCTCTTGGACTATACCAACCGCCACCTGTGATTTCATAGGGGAAGTCAACAAACGGAGGTTCTCCGTGTTCGTATGGGAGAGTGAATGGTTTTCTTACGTTCTCGTCAACCGCGAGAGGGGAGAACGTCTCAACTAACCATCCGTCCTTCGACGGAGTGTACATTTCCCACAAGATAATCCTATCATTCTCGGCTTCTTGCGTGATTCCCTCGCGACGATAGATCTCATCTTGAATCTCGCTGCGTAGTCCAACCGAGTTGTTTGGCTTTCCAGCGATACGCTTGATGAAGTTCTCGTCCTGCTTGTAGAGAGGATTTGTCTTATAGGTGTCGACTGATGTCGAGATGATGTGGACAATGAAGTCAGCATCTTTCAATTCCTTTGTGTACTGAGGAACAATCAAATGAAAAGGATCGATGGCTTCGAAGCTAATCCGCTTGGTTTGATCGTCCCAAATTACTTTTGCAACACCACGACCATAGAGCAGCAGGTTGTCTATGACTGAAACAATCTCTTTCTGGAAATTTGTCTGTTCGCGCATCTTGTAGTCAAACCAACGCTCGGCTGTCACAGTAATCGGAGTCAGCTGTGCGCGCATTGGAACGAAACTTGAAAGAATGTCGTTGCCAATCGCACTGTTGACAAAGGAAGGCTTGAGACGCTCGATAGATGTGTCGATCAACTGAACGTGCAGGTCGGCAGCTGTAGGCCATGGCTTGGTCTTACGACGAACCCCAAAGTAGCGAGCTTGGTAGAACAACCGCTGGCGGTTCTCCCAAGTCTCGCGCTGGTTCAAGCAGTCAATGATCCGCTTATGGTAATCCGCGCGACGATTGTATTTGTCTTCAGTAATCGGCATCTTATTTGTTCCTCTCGGTCTTCAGTTCGTATGAAAGATCATTCACAGCATTCAAGGCTTTCCTTGCCCATTCGCGAGTACCAGGAGTTCCGCGACGAATTTCAGTATAGGTAGGATCTTTCATCAATTCCTCAACTATCCCTGTTGTGTGGGTTACTGGTGTCGTTGTTGCGCAACCACCAAGATTCACCGCGAAGATCACGCTCAATAGCATCGCGGTTATGTTTCCATTCACCTTCGATGTTTTGAACTCGCTTTTCTTTCCAGCTTGGAATGATGCGAAAGACAGCTGCGATGATCTCAAGGAGCGCACGCAGCACAAATAATTAGTCGATTTTTAAACCGACAGACTTTAAGAAGTTTACAATCTTTTCGAGAATCGAATCATCAGCTGGGGTTGGTGTCAGCTTAACAATAATACGAGCGGACAAAACGATGCCACCAATAGCAGCAACGATGCTAGTCCAGTTTGCGGTAATCCAGTTCCAAATATTCATAGTTTATCCTCCTGCGTCAAAACCTGCCATGACAGGGTCGTGCGACTCCATCATTTGGTTTAACGTCTTCCAAGTTGGACGTTCTGTAGGGAAAGTCAAGTCCCAGCGGATATTACCACCATCTAGGCACAATGCCAATGCATCCGCTCGGTCAGGGCTGGCAATGCCCCTGCTTCGCAGGGAATCCTTAGATTCCACCCCAAGTTTGCCCCTGCTGTTGGTCACAGTCCTGCGACATGTCAATTGAGCCATAAGTTCGTCGTCGTCCTCTGGAAGGATGATCTCGCGATCCCCAATCTTCTTGGCCATGTTAAACCACATCTCTGCTGACTTATTTGTATAGGCATCCGCATCGTTCGGCGTGCCACCAAAGTTTACCCTGTTCACTCTCCACCCAGCCTCGGCCAAAGCATCGCACATCGGCATGCCCAAACCACTCGCGTCCGCATAGATGTCCTCTGCCTTTAATCCAGCTTTCTTGAACTCCACAATGAACTTGCCAACCGCTGCCATCGTGTCCTTATCGCGCCATGCGATGATCGGCAAGATCTTGTTGCCATCTCGAATGCACAGGACGTTGCAATCGCCACCTGCTGCAAAGTCTACTCCAGCGGTCCTGCTACCAGGCTTAAAGTCAGGTGGGCTGTTCTGGCATCCCTGGAGTGAGTTGTAATTAATAACCAAGCTTTCCGATCCGATATCCACGAACTCGCCGTAGACCATGGAACGAGTGAGTGGATGTTTCTCGCCATATCGCTGTAGCACCTCGTCGATCTGTTGCCTAGTGATGTGAGGGCAGTCGAATGCTGTCACTGTGTGCTTCTTCCACATCGCAGATTCCTTGGTGAATGCGCGATAGAACGCGCCTGTGCTTGCACCAGGGCTGGAAGCGAGCAATACGCGAGTTGGTTGGCAACGCCACAAGGCTTCGAAGAGCGGATCAGGAATTGACTTGGCTTCGTCCACCACAATTAGCAATGGCATGGTGTCGTGGTCGTCGGCATGAAACCCTTCCGCTCGACCTGGATCTGTCGCACTATATCCAACGATCCTGCTCATCGTTCCATCTGGAAATATGTATCGGATTTCGCCTGAGGTGACTTCCCAATTTCCGCCCACTCGCGCAATGTGTTTGCGAAGGCTAGGCCACAATTGTTTCTCGACCTGCCTCCAAACGCCAGCGGTTGTCGTAGCTATGCTTCCCTTAAAACAGAACGCATGCCAAATTAAAATGGAGGCGATGACTGTGCTGGTCTTGCCTGATCCGTTCGCTGCTTTGAGTGCAACTCGACAATCTTTGTCTTGCAGGTCGCGTAAAACCTTTCGCTGCCAATCATATAGCTCAAGTCCAAGTACATGTTTTGCGAATCCTGATGGTGATTGTACTTCTGCTAAAATCTCCTCTGGCGTGCGTTTTGGAGGCTTGGTTGTTTTGCCCACTATAGACCTCTTTTTATTTTGTGTCGCAAATACTTGGGGAGGTTTACGGATTTTTTATGGGGATTGGGGGGGTAGGAGGGGGTGTGGTCGTATCCACTGCCCTAACTTTTCGCGGAACCCTCCTGCGCATTGGAACATGGCGCGTGCGTTTTGGCAGCGTTACCAGGTCAGGATCTTTCGGCTTTGCATCCTCAAGTTTTGGAGCGGTTTGGTTTGTCGCACAATAAGTATTGTATTTAGTATTAAGATCACTAATGCGTTCTGTTACCGATTGCGTATCAATTACTTGCGCAAGCTTTTCTTTTTTTGAGAGAGAGCCTGCTAAAATCTGCGCCAAACCTGCGCCTAAACCATGCTCCACGCTGCCTTGAACCTGGAGACGCGCGCTAGGCTGCGCGTATTGATAGATCCTTTCCGCCATCCAGGCTTTCGCTTGCCAACTCTTTTGACCTGCTAGCTCTATGTCGCGCAGTAGTGCCAGTTCGTGCTTTTTTCTAGCAGTCTCCACTCTGCGCGCGAAATCAGGTTTGCGAGTGCACCAGGATTTTATAGTGCTAGGCGATAGGCCAACAAGCGCGCCAGCCTTTTCTATCGTAAATCCGCTACGGCACGCATCGATCACCTCCTGCGCGATCTGATCGTTATATAGGGAAGATTTGCCATTCTTCCCCTTATCCTGCGCGAGTGGCGCATCGCTTGGCATTGCTTCCATCCTCATATTTTAGCATGAAAATATTTTAAAAAAACCCCTTGACATCACAAGCCGTTAGCGTATGTTGAACGTATGAACAACACAACACGCACCGAAGTGAGCGCGGTCAAAGCCGCTCGCACCCATGCTGATCGCGTAAGGCATAAACTTAACAACCCTTATATTCCAGAAGATCTGAAGAAAATTATTTTGAGATTAGAGACGCTCGACGTACTCGACGCTCTTAAAATATTGAATGCTGCTACCAATCTTTACGCTTTAAAGTTTAAAGAGATTATTCAGGAGAACACAAAATGAACAACCTACCCCAAACCATCGGCATTATCTTTTTCGCTGGAATCTGCTTCGGATTCCTGATGGGGAAGATTAAATGAACTTACCTCCCCTGGTTCACCTCACCCTATCTTCCTCCAATGTTAAGACTGGCCATATACCAGTCTCGACAAGCGGAAGCAGCACTTGTCCTGATGCATGCCCTTTAAAAGAAAAGGGCTGCTATGGATTAGGCGGAAACCTGCGTTTTCACTGGAACGCGGTAAACCGCGCAGATCGTGGTATCACGTTTGACGGATTGTGTGAATCAATCGCCAAGTTGCCAAGCGGTCAACTTTGGAGACATAATCAGGTTGGAGATCTTCCTGGAGACAATAACTACGTTGACAGCGATCTATTGGCCAAGCTTGCGAAAGCGAATCTCGGAAGAAGGGGATTCACTTATACCCACAAACCAGTACTAGATGAACAGGATAAGAACGCGGAAAAGAATCGTGACGCGATAGGCGCAGCGAATAGGGAAGGGTTTGTGATTAACCTTTCAGCGAACGGTCTAGCGCATGCCGATAAACTCGCAGCCCTTGGCGTGGCTCCTGTAGTTACAATCCTACCAGCAGGAACTGAAGACAATACGCAAACCCCGCAAGGTAGGCGCGTTGTCGTTTGTCCTGCGCAGAAACGCGAAGGGGTGACATGCGCAAGTTGCAAACTCTGCTCGCGTGGGGATCGTTCCGTCATCGTGGGGTTCATTCCTCATGGCATGTCGAAAAAGCGAGTGGCGCAGATTGCGAGCGCGTTATGACGTATTACGCAGTATACAATTCGGTAGGGCAGTTTTTCGCGCGGTTCACTACGTTCCGCCGAGCGTCCTTGTGGACGATTCGCAATGGAATGGAGTGGACCGCGATTATTAAGAAAGAAATGGATATTCAAAAATGAGTGAACTTTATACATTCTGCTGCGGGATAGTACTAGGATCAATATTGAGCCTTGTTATGGTTTCCATCTTGGGAAAAGATTAGCTTCCCCTCGTCTCTCCTGGTAGCGCAGGGGAGGAGAGGTGACGCGATAGCGGAACCTAAACAAAAACAAAATGAAAGGAACACACAACAATGATAAAGGTATCTAAAAAGTTACAAAGATTGATTAGTGCGGAATTCAGTCTGCACGAAGTGCATTGTTCGGCTCACGATGTTTACAGCAAATTGGATCGTGTAAGGGGAATAAAGAAGATCGTGGATCGTGCTTTCGCTTTATATGCGGAAGCTGAAGAGTTTCACGCTCTGCTTTCTAGAAAGATAAAGGAGATTGAGGGCAAATAAGTCCCTCCTCGTTTCCCCTCGTAACGGAGGGGAACGGAGGATGGATTTTTATTATCTTGACCTAGTCATAATTGGAAAGAGAATAGTTAAATGAGTGAACTCACCGAACATGTGCGCGCCTACTTCTCAGCAATGGGGAAGAAGGGGGGAAGCGTAAAGGGATCTAGCAAGGCTCGAACCAGGGAACAAGCGCAGCGCGCGGTCATGGCGCGATGGGAAAAATACCGACTCGCAAAGAATGAGTCTATTGAATCCGAGAAAGCCCCTATAAGGATGGAAAATCCAGAAATTGCCCCATAAGGATGTAAAATCCGAAATTCAAAATTTAGGATTTACAAATTTTGAATTATGTCCCATAAGGGATAGAAATTCAAATTACTTGCCAATAAAACAGCAACAAGCCCTGTTCCCAAGCGGACGATCAATAATAGGTTTTTTCTTAACTATCCAGCTATCCCCTACTTGATTGTCTGAATCGACGCGTTTTAGAGGCATCCTCGCTCGATTGCGTGGCATCCTAGTGCCTTTATTTTTCATTCCACTACCAGTTCTTGCATGACCAGTACCTAGCGGTCATCTTGCTAGGCTTCTCTGAGTCACACTTGTGCCTAGCCCTGAAACTACGCCTACGGTCTGGGTTACCCTTCTTAATAGTCATTTCAGGGTCACCATACCTAATGGTCTTAGACTGCCCATTCTGACAGGCTCTCACCACAAACTTCTTGTTTGCACCTGGAGTCCGCCTCGGACTATTACAAGGTAAGTCTTGTGTACTCATGTCTCGTCGATCTCTCCTTCGAATATATTTGAATCCTTTAGGGCAGCAAGGTCTTCTTGATGCTTGGCAAAGAATCTCGATAGCTTGGCCATAGACAACGCTATCTCAGCCCATTCATGCTCAAACACCTCGTATGAGCAATTGTTATCCATGTCATCCACCAACTGACCCAACTGCCTAAGCACTGCGTGCAGCTGGGCATTCTCTTTCTGTAGCAGGCCAATGAAAACATGCGCCTGCTTTAGAAGATCTCTATCGTGGCGCGAATCCACCCTTTTTCGCTTTCATCACTCGATACACTCTTGGAGAGATCGTGCTTTTGGATTTAGTACGACTAGTGCCAGCCTTACGCCTAGCATTGATATTTGCATACAGACCAGGTTTAGAATTGTTCATTTGCTGATTGTACCACATCCCACCCCAGCACCAAGCCTTGGCAGGTGAGGCGGTGGAAGCGGTGCAGTGTCATTTATTTTCTGGTACCGCTCGTTTGAAAATTCACTACGGAACACCGCAGGTGAAAGGGGAAGGGGGACGGACTAAGGAGTCCCCCTTTCCCTTGGTTCCTCCGTGGGTTCTGGTTCTTTATATATATAGGAATGACACTAGTGTAGAAGAACCCATTTTGACACCGCGAATTGACACCTCAAAAAACAGACTGGTTAGCGGTATATAACCCATTCTCCTTCAGTATCTTGCCAGCCTGAGACATGCGTTTTACATGTCTTTTGGCGGTTGACTCCGAAACTTGGAACTTTTCCTGCACAAATCGGAACAGGTCGCAGGCCGTGAACTCACGTGAACCCATCTCTTTTAGGAGCCTTGCATCGCCCACCAGCTTCTTCTTTCCACCAGTCTGCTTCAGCTCATCAGGGTTCAGGTTATAGTTGACGCTGAACATTGGGTACTTCCATTGCACTACGAACGGATCGACAGGTGGGAAGTTACGAAGGGTCATCTCACAGGTGAACGTCTTCTCGTCCTCCTCGTGTGCTGTAAGTACGACCAAGCTGTCTGGATTTCGAGCAAAGACACCGCTGCCACTGAACCTATCAATCGCCTCTGCGCTGGACTTGTTACCCTTGCTGAAGTGATGTGACAGGATTACGGACAGATTGTAGCGCGTGGCAAGATACTCAAACTCATTCATAAGTGCGCCCATATCGCCAGCACTATTCTCATCTCGGTCACCCATCAGCATGTAGTTAGGGTCAAGTATAATCGCCTGATATCCGCGCCCCTCAATATGCTTCTCAATGATTGGGCGAATCAATGTCAAGTCGGCAGCGTAACCTCTGAGCGTCCACACATCGAAGTCATCCACCTTGCCTTGTAGTTCTTTGGCGTGGATTACGTCAGCAAGTCGTGAGCGGAACGACCATTCTTGAATCTCAAAGTTAATGAACAGCACCTTTGCCTTGGTACACTTCTGACCCCACCAAGGAGTGCCTGAGTGAAGCGACAGCGCAAGATCAATCAGACTCCAGCTCTTAAACGCCTTGCTGCCACCACCAAGGAGCAACTTACCCCCCTGGTGCAGGATGCCATCGATAAGCACATCAGGCTCCTTCAAGTTATCGGTAAGCAATTCACTATACGTTTTAATCGGTGGCCATTGGTCAACCGAAGGCTTCAGCCCTAATGCTACAGCAGGCTCGATCATATTATTTCCCCTCCTTGCAAAACCAAAGCAGGCTTTGCGTTTTCTCTTCCCTCATTGCTCCAGCAACCCTCACAGGTTGGCTGGGTTTAAATGTCGCTGGATCGCATCCCATCGGAACTAGGAACGCTTTTAATTGCTTCTCCCATTCTGGATTAGGCATCGGATCAAACCATCCATGCAGACTCTTGCCTGCCGTATCGACCACAGCGTAAAGCCTCATCTTGAATAAATCGCGCATAAGCTGGAACACCGCGCCGATCTCAGCCTTCGACAACTCATCACTCTCGACTACAAGGAATCTTCTCACCTCCACGTTTTCGTTCGCCCTGCTGATCGTACCAACCTTGAATGCGGATCCAGTAATGAACTGGCCGACTGGATCACTCATCTCCAGCCATTCGGATGCAGCGCGGAAGTTTTGCGGATGATTGCCACTATCCTTGACCGCACCGATCCAGACAATGTCGTCAAGTTGGAATAGCGAAAGTAGCATCTTGTACTGATCGGATACTGCGTCACCAATACGAATAGGTGATTGCTCGAACATATCGGCTGGATCCCACTTATAATGTGCCAGATATCTTGCTCGGTTAGATTGTGCAATCACTCCAATTCGCTGGATTATATCACTCTCAACATCACGTTCGATTACGAGTTTCATTGGGTTAGTTCCACTCGTCGACATCGGTGCAAGCATCGGCCTGTAAAGCGGATCGTTTAGAATTAGCTTCCGCAACTTATAATTAGCCTCACCGCGAACCGTCTGACAGCTGGTGTGCCAACAGAAGATCGTTGGGACTGAGTCAACGAATACAGTTGTATCCCTGACTCGCGTGTTGCTGGTGTGGAAGTGTTCTCCTGGGCATCGGCACAATCCGTGATTCTCCGATTGCCATTCTACCTTACCAACTACCGATTCTGCTTTTTGTTGTAGTGTGATCATTTCGGCATTGTCCTGATAAAAAATGAAAGTGCAACAACAATCTTAAAAAATATCTAAACACGAAATAGGCGGATAAGACTTTCGCCTCGTCCGCCTACTCCGTCGTTATTTAGGCTAGGTGTGAGTCTAGACAATTCATATATTCTTGGAGCCATAACAAATGTCAAATCAAATCCCCTTTGTTTCATGTGAGCCACAACAGACCTCAGTCGCAGGCTCTCCCTGCGCACCATGCGGGGATTGTTTATTTTAGATTACGCCTCTCCTGCTCTGCCTTTATAGCAGCGTCAATCTTTTTACATTCGGACATAGTGAAGAACTCATCCTTGCACGCAGGGCATTGTGTTCTGGTTATGTTGGGTGCGGTGAAAGGCTCGCCGTTCAGCTTGCAAACCGAATCCATCTTGAGATCGCCAGTAAACTCAATCGTGTTTGACTTGCGACAAGTAGGGCATAGCTCTGCTGACTTCTTCAAAGCCTCCAATACCTTGTCAACTTTCTCAACAGAAGTCCAAGGCAAGGTAGTGTGTCCGCACTTATGGCATCTGTGTAGGTCTAGGTCTTTAATTGTTGCCCCTCCTATGTGGTAGTCCTCAACTATATCCTCATAAGTTCCTTTCCAGCATTCGGCACACAAGCCCTTAGGCGGGAGCATCCCATTCTCAATGGCAAGCTCGTCCATGCCCTTCAGCATTCTATCCGAAATATCAGAAGGTCCATCCTCAAGCCAACAATCGTCCTGGGTTACGCATAGCGTGTAAGTTTCCTCGCCCCAGCGGAACTTATGCTTTGTGACTGCCTTGTCGCTCATTTGTTCCACTCCTTCCTCATCTTTTTAACAAACTTCTCACCATCGATATGAGCCTTGAATGCTTCTTTGTCCGCCTCGTCATACCAACTCATATGTGGAAGCATCCTACATATTAGGATCATTGCCTTCCGAAGGTTCTCTCTGTCTTTACTTGCAGTCTTATTTGGTAGTGTGTTTTTCATATTTGAGTTTTGGCAGGTTACCAAAACCAACGCAAGCATTATTTTTACCCCTCTTCCTCCATCGCCTTCTTTGCTTTATCCACAATCATCTCAGCCGTGATGTTACGAAGAGCGTTGCACCAGTATTGCGTGCCTTTGGTCTTATTGCTCGCGTCCTTGCACTTGGCTTGTGGTAGCGCGCCGTGGGGTCTGCAAGGAGCATGCGGACAAACCTCAGGAACAAACACTGGATATGACTTTGGATAATACTTGCAACGATCCATTGGGTCGTACGATCCCCATAACGATATGCACGCCGTATCCAAGCCAGCTGCCATGTGGTTCACGCTGCTGTCAGGTGCGACAACGAAGTCAGCACCATTCACGACTGGGAATAACGTGCGAACATTTGCAGTTGAGTTAAACAAATCATATATGCGCGGATGCTGGATGTTAAAGTCAATTGACCTGTCCAGCCCCATGATGACCGCATGATGTTTTGGAAACTCTTCCAGCAACGCCTGCACTGCCAACTTACCTAGCTGCGGTGGATAGGTGCGGGTTGGACCAGATGACGAAACGTGATAGACGAAGTAAGGATTAGGCAAAGGCCAGCGTCCACTCTTAACCAACTCCTCATGGTCAGGCTGGACAACGTAGAGGTGCGGACGTTTGTACTTAGGATCGACAAGCTTAACATCTCCAGCCCTTCCAGTGATATCAGCAACAATCCCCTCTGCACCCATCCAGTTATAAATCCTATCGTAGTGACAACCAGGTCCAGTGCCTAGCTCCGTTCCGCCAACTTTGCCTGAAAATAAATCATCCAGCACAACGTGCGCATCGTAGGAATCCCATGCTTCCTCGGTGGGTGGTAGTGGATATACATTCGCACCTAGGCCAGCGAACAGCGACATGTTCCGAGCAGGACAGTAAATGTCCACGCTCCCACCAGATGTATCCACCAAATAGCGAACAATCCCAGTCGCCATGATTGCGTCACCGATTGCCCCAGCTCGGTATAAGGCAGTCGATCCACCCTCAGCTCTGCCTGGATAGTATGGCTTGATCTTGTGCGGAACAGGGATCGCCTCGTTGAACGGAGCGTTGGTCAGCTCGTCTGGCAGGATGTAGCTACAGCGTGGCCACAGTTTATTATCGTCCACAACGTGGACTGCTGGTGTGTTGTTTTTCCATAGTTTCATTTGTTATCCTCCATTATTTTGTTGATGCATCTGATGATTTCTGACGCGACTTGCGGGACGATGGCATTTCCGAGTCCACGCAGTTTAGCCACTCTATTGGATACCCCATGAGCCAAGCGACCCACTCTGGGTTCAGCTGGCCAGACTGCTTCCCATGATTCTCCTCGTGCTGCACAGCAACATCGAGCGTGTCTCTGGAAATCTTTCCATTCCTCACTCGCCCCCCCCTGTACCCACCCTTGCCGTCTCGACTGCTCGGAGTCGGCCATAGTCTCTCCGCAGAATGGACAGCATCCTTCAACTTGACTCCCCACCTTTCTCCCTTTTGATTCTCTCTGTACCATCCCCCCCCCCATATTGGTTGCTTGACTCACTCCACCCTCCAAGTCGCAGGCCCTCGGAGTTGGCCACATTGTTGTTTTTGTTACGTCCGATAATCCAGACTCTGTTCCTCCTGTGCGGGGCATCGACACCGCAAGCTGGAATAATGATCGATTCGACTTCGTAGTCTTCCGCTTCCAAGTCAATATGCACTTGGTCGAGTTCCATATTGACGATCCCAGCAACATTCTCACCAATGATCCAAGTTGGCCTTGCTTCATGTATGACCCTAAGCATTTCTGGCCAGAGATAACGGTCATCGTTCTTGCCTCTTTGCTTCCCAGCATTGGAGAACGGCTGGCATGGAAATCCACCTGTGAGAAGAGTGACTCCTGCGTATAGCTCGCCTCGTACTTCTCGGATGTCTTTGTGGCATGGGACTTCTGGCCAATGCCTTTTGAGGACTGCTTGTGCGTAGGGTTCGTTGTCACAGAAGCCAACGGTTCTATATCCATTCCACTTTGCTGCCAAGGCAAATCCTCCGATCCCACTAAATAAGTCGAGGTGTGTTTTTTCATTCACCTTCAATAATCTCCTTCGCTATCAGGGCAGCAGCATCCACCATGGTTATGATCTGAATCATATCTATGGCATGGCCATGGCTCACGCGATCCCTCTCAACTGCCAGCTTTCCGCGAGCAATGAGAAGGATATCGCGCGACCACTGGAGGCGTGATTTTGCCTCTTTAGTCATTACATTCCAGACTTAGCTTTGAACTTGCGTGGCTTGCTTTTACCAGCAGCCGACAAGGCAATAGCAATCATCTGATTGCGGGACCGAGGTACTCCACCAGCACCGCGAGCCTTACCCTTCTTCTTATTGTCCATCGCCAATTCATGCATGTTTTTTGATACGTCTTTACCTAATGGCATGTTTTAGTTTCCTTTCTGTTTATGGTTTACCGACGAAGACTGCTTCTGATAAATAGGAGGCATACTGCCTGCCATCATTCCCAAGATAATACAACGCGCTAGTTTCAGGAGTATCGTCAATACAGGCGAACCAATCACCAGGAGCAACATTGTGTCCGTCAATTGTGATATGCTGATTTTCATTAAGGCTCATAGTGTGGGATTGGTGGCTTATTTGGTTTAATGCAGAATGAGGGATTCTCGCATCGCCTGCAATCTTTAATGTCAAAATCTAGGATGTCACCACAATTCAGCATGACAGTGAATATTTTGTTATGATCCATTCCGTAGTCGGTGACAATGAATGCCAACCCCTCTCCCTTGGGTGTCATCACCCATAACTCTGGATTCAGCTGGAGCATCAAAACCTTTTAAAGTCTGCAATCGGAATCTCAACACACGGCTCGTTATCGCGGGAGTCGCCACTATCCCTCGACATGTAGAACAATGGAAGCTTGCTGTTCTCATTGATTTCATAATACCCCATAGCATCTGCCCACTCGATCACATAGAACGTTGGGGCGAATGCAGCATATAACTTTAGGGATATATACTTTTGCAACGACAGGCATCGCGTTGGGAACCTACCTATTTCGTATCCAGTCTTCCTTACATCAACAAATGCGTACTTGTCACCCTTCAGGATCATTGCGTCGAATGGGTAGGCTTTCGGCATGTACTTTGCCTTGCCACCACAATGCTTGGCAAACTCCAACACAATTCGCTTTTCATTGGCCATATCTTCATATGTTTCGTGCAATCCGCTGGAACTTCTCACAGCACATTTTCCTTAATGAATTCAATTAACTTGCAAACAATAAAAACTCCAGCGAGTGCAATCGATACAAGCACGCCAAGCATAAACATAAGCCAAGTCACAACCCAGATCATGTCGCCTATAGTTTCAAGCAATCCCATAATTCTCCTCGTTCATTCTTCGTAGCAGAGTTTTATTGTCAATCCTTATCCCAGCAGCCCTGCACCACCATCCGACTGTTCCATTCTTAAAGTCTCGCAACAATCGTTTTATCTCGGAAGTATTCCGATACTCCCATGCATCGTTAATCGTCTTGTGCTTGGCTCCAGGTGCAAGCTTCATTCCCATAACAATCCCCCTCCTCCTGAGCATGCGTAAATCGCGAATAGCTTGTATGGCAACTTCACCTGCCAGCTGCTGCAACCTTTCGTCATAATCGCCCTTAGTGAATTGAGTGGATATCATCGACGCTTCTTCTTCTTGCGTGTCGAGGCAACCCAATGAGCGTATGTATTCCAAAGTAAAGCAGCAGCCTGTGCGTCATCCTTATTGTCAAACAAATCTTCCAGAGGAGGCAACCCACCTGGAGGAACAGCACCATGCAGGCGCGGACCAATCACGTTGCCTGCCAGAGTGTGAATCCTCCAGCGTCCGCATTCTGGAACAACCTTAACGAAAGTCATCGCCCTGCCTCTTTTAACTTTGCATCGTCGGCCTTAACCATCTCGATCAACTTGTCCATATCAGCAGACTGCCCAGCGTAATGGATGATATAGGCATCCTTATACCTATCCAATCCAAAGTGCGCTTCGACGCTTGTCATACAGTTGTAGGTTGGATCTAGCGGAGTCAGCTCCATTCCCCATATATGGGCCTGCACGTTCATCCATGTCTGCTCGCCAAAATGGTTTGGGTAACATCCAAATGGTGGGCATGAGAATAAGCCTAGGAACTTATTGCTCACTACGAATACACCAGTATTGACGTAGAACCTCGGCGTGATCTTTCCTCCAAATCCTTTGGCCAACTCGACCATTCCGTTCTTCCTGTCTAGGAACTCGCCCTCATCCAAGGCGCAAAAGTAATGCTGACTGCCTTCCGAATCAGGATTTCCAATATCCTCGCAGTCGGATGTAACCAGCACATCTGCGTCTAGGAACGTCACCTGCTCATAACCACGAGCGAGCATGATGTTACCAATTGCCAATTTGGAATATTGGACTGGCTGCGTGATTGGCTTCGTGATCGCCATGAAATCAATTGCGTACTTCTTTGCGTACGCCTCCATCCTTGGCTGCGTTACTTTAAGTAGCTCTTCCCACTTATCTCCAAACGCCTGAGTGACTAATGCTCTTTTCATTTCGAAACTTCTACTGTAGCGTATTTAGGCAGTCTAGCTTTTTCGTAATCTTTTTGTGATTTAAAAAATAAATCTAAAACAGGTAATTTGCTTGACCCACTCGCTTTTCTTTGAATGACAGCTGTGCCTGTATCCACAACGACCCACTCCTGCTGCGAGCCGACTATCTTAACCTTGCTCCATGCTGGTATGATCCTATGGTCTGTCGCACAATGCCTGCCAGCCTTTAAGCGCACGCCCTCGCTACTCTGAAACTTACTGGTGTAACTATCCTCTCCTGGCCAATAGCCAGTGACGCGAACCCTAATATTCTTCTTTGGTGGCTCCGTATCTACATTAAGATTTATTGCTGATGCTGTCGTCAGCAGCAATATAGCAGAAACTGCCTTCAGCATGACTCAACGATTGCTACAATCGTAGTCTTCCCAAGTGATATGCTTGCAGCCATCGATTGCTTCATCTCGTGTCTTGTAAGTATCAAAATGGGACCAGTCCTCTTCCCTACCCTCACCAGTTTCGTCTATGTAAACAGCCCACTCTGGTTTGCCATCCTCATCCAATTCTTTCTTGATCCATCTCATAGTCTCGGAACCTCCTTTTTAATTTGTGCTAATACGAATAGGGATCTTACCAGAGCGCGCTCAAGATGGTCAATACTTGTTTCTCCGTTGGAATCAGGGCATGGCGTTGACTTGTGGAGTTGCATCTGCGCCGTGGCTAGGTGGCGAATAGCTCTGGCGATATGGTAATCGTGGGTAGGCCGATCCTTCTCAAGCCAATCTCCATAGCCAGATTTATCTGATCCTTTGCCCATAACGCGCCACACAATCTCTTGCGCAGCGTTGCCCATTTCTTGGATTGTTGGTGCGGTCATTTTCCGCACCTAATAATTGTTTCAGCAAAATCTTTAAGTTCTTTAATTGCATTTTCCAACGTCCCAACATTCCTTGCCCTAGCTAACAACCATGGCGATGGATTGTCATTTGATGTGAAAAATAGAACTGGCTTGCCCTTCATGTGTGCGTAAAAAATTTCCATACTAGTTCCCCAGCCTGGTTTATCGCAATTTGCCAGAACCACACTTGAGTTATCTACACACATCATATCCTCCTTTACTATTATTGAACTGTTTACTGTGTCAAATTTTGTACCACGATAATCCCTATCCAGAGGATTTAAAACATCATAAATCTCGGACAAGCTTTCGGATGCAATCCTGCGCCACTCCTGCTCTTCGTTGGTTGTGCCGTAGATTGCGCCAGCAAGATATACTTTTGGTTTCATATATTTTCTACCCTTATTCTATTGTTTGAGCCTTCACGCAAAACAATCGCTCTCAATTTTAGCTTTTCACATTCAAATGTTTTGAGTCTCTTAAAGAACCAGTTCCCAACATTTTCTAGGGTAGTTGGAAAATCAAATACCTCATTCAAATTGCTGTGGTCGCAGCACCGAACAAGTGTTTTTGTGTAGTCCTTAAGCTCTCCAAATGGATAAATCATAGGCTCTTGGTCAGTTGGGAAACCCTCCCACTCGACATCAAGCGAGTAGGTGTGGCCGTGATTATGAAAACATTTCATAAGACCAACCAATGAGTTGTGATGCAAATATGAAAAATCTTCCTTTCTCAAATTGTGTGAAGCATCAAATTTGAAAGACTGTATAACAGTATATTTGACTCCACCTAACTTTGTTTTGTTTAGGTCTTTAGCAAACATTTTTGACTCCTTCCGTTTCCATATTTTTCTTCTAGATATTTTATAAGAGGTTGCAATCTTTTCATTCCACCCCTAACCCAACCAGTTCCATCGCAACTTTCAACATTATTTTCATCACATATCCACAATCCCTCATACGAATTGACTCTTCCGCAATGAACTCTTTTGCCTATGGAGCAAAATTCTGGAAGCATCTTCCACTTCCACTCAAAAGATCCACCCATAAAAATAATTTCAGCCTCGCTAGGAACATCGTTCGGAGTCATCCCATCCTGCGCAACAAATGCAACTGGATATTTCCATTCAGAAATTTTCTCATAATGCTTGTCCCATAATTTTAGAGTTTCATTTTTGTCCATTACCTTATCTGGACAGGCAACCCACAGCGGCTTATTCCAGCATGGAACCTTATCCAGCATTTTATAAAACTCTTTCTCGTCCCACTCTGTTTTATTTGTGAATGCGTAATAAGCCCCATTATCGAGTGCATATGGAATCACCTCTGGAAGATACCTCCAACCATTTGGAGAAATTAGCAGTCCAATTGAATCCTTGAATTTACCAGCTAAGTATCCAATCATAAAGCCAGTATTATTTGTTGGCATTACAATCACAACTTCATCCCAGGAGGAGTATAACCCTTAACCCAAGCCCACACTTTCAAGAGCGCGTTAAACGCAATCCCAGCCTGATACAGCTCATCATCTTCCCATACCCTAGTCATCAGCTTGCTCGAATCATTCGATGCAAGAACGATGGATACGCACGTTGCCTTTGGATTCTCGCTTGCGGTTCTATAAGCCCACAATTGCGGACAGTCTGAGGTTTCATAGAACGGATCATATTTTGGATTCACCTTGCGGTTCTTCAAATCGATGATCGCGTCACCAATCCCCTTCAACTTCACATATGCGTCACAGCGACCAGCGTACCCTGCACCAACAAGAGCCTTCTCACACCAGTACGTCTTCTCTACGTTTTCTTCTGCCCACTTCTTGAATGTCGTAATGTATGGCTGGATCGTCTCATCCTGCGAGTGAGGTCTTCCCAATAGCACATGCTCCATCTGCTCATGCATATTGGTTCCGTGTTCGGCAGCCTTACTTGTGGATTCTTTGGAATCGCGGACAACACGCTTTGCGTACTCTTCGAGTGTTTCACCTTCCTCCTTTGGAAGCGTCAGCGATGCCATAATCGCTTGCTCAATCTTCCAACTTGTAAGTTGCGGTTTATCTAGGATGGACAGAATCGACGTGACGCTAGGGTAAAGAAGCATCTTCCTTGCATCGGCAACAGTTGTATTCCTGAAATTTCCATTCTTGCCCATAATAGTATGGGCGGATTCGCCATCAGCGGTATACCAATGACCGCTAGACTCGGTTTGAACAAGTCTAGCTGTCGATGGCTCTTTTGATTTAATTGTAAGAGCCATACAATTTAGAACGGCATTGGGTTTCCATCTGCGTCAAGTTCAGTCTTTGCAGACGCAAGCTTGCCTGTTGCCATCAAGAATTCCTTGCTGGCGCGAACTTTGTCCTGCAACCATTCTGGCATAGATGCAAAGACATCGTTCTGGCCATTTTCAATCTCATAGAACATCTGCGAGTTGACTGATTCTTTCGGAGCAGTCATTCCCTTCGGCAATTTGCTGATCGCATTGATCGCACAATATTGCCTGCCAGCCTGCGATGTTTTGTGCATCAAGGTCAGGAGAGCTGCCTTGCCAAGCAGATTCTTGAGGCTGAACGAGGCCAGTTCTTTCGCTGTGAAAGCTGCACCGCGCCAAGACTCAAGATGCTTGCGGAGTGTTGCACGCTCACCTAGCGAACGAGTCAACTCAAGACTCACCATCATAGGCTTGGTAACCTTTGTGGTTTTGCCATTCTCCACCACTTCTCCATCAATCACCTGGTCAGGCAATTCGAAGGTTAATCGCACTTTGGGCGACCACTTCTCCTCACCATCCCAGTTGGTTTTCTGGCAGCCAAGATCAACTAGGCTGACCAATACTCCAATCGTCGTCCCTGCCTCAGGCAGCTGACGTTCCGTTGCTTTTGCCGATTCACTTAGTGTTAGGCTCATTTATTTCGTACCTTTCTTTTTGTTTTGGTTTTTGTTTCAGGGGTAAGTTGGACTAGGACTGGAAATAGATTCTTATTTGTTGGGATTAAGAATTGTGAGATCGGATGGTTGTTTGACATAAAATCCTTGTACTGCTGTTTGAGTTGGTTGGTTTTTAACATATTCAATAGTG